TGATTTCTATTGTACAGGACGGCACGAACGAGCTTCGTTCGGGCACTGAAACCAACAACGTGATCGTAAAGATCAACGCAGCATCGCACTCCTACGGGACTAGCGTTGTTGTTGCACCTGCCTAGGGAAGGAGTAACTAGATATGGCTATTTCAAGAGCCCAAATGATGAAAGAACTCCTTCCGGGGCTGAATGCCCTTTTTGGGTTGGAGTACAAGCAGTACGAGAACGAGAGTACGGAAATCTACGAGACGGAATCTTCAGAGCGAGCCTTTGAAGAGGAAGTCCAGCTTTCCGGCTTTGGACAGGCACCGGTTAAGCCCGAGGGATCCGGTATCTCTTACGATACGGGACAGGAAGCCTACACGGCTCGTTACAACCATGAGACGATTGCGATGGGTTTCGCCGTTACGGAAGAAGCCATTGAGGATAACCTCTACGATTCGCTCTCGGCTCGGTACACCAAGGCACTCGCACGAGGCATGGCGTACACCAAGCAGGTAAAGGCAGCCTTCCCGTTGAACAATGGGTTCTCGGGTGGTACGTTCACAACTGGAGATGGGGTTACGCTGCTTAATGACAGCCACACCCGAACCGACGGTGGCACGAACAGCAATGTTCTCTCCGTTGCTTCAGACATGAACGAAACGTCGTTGGAACAGGCGGTGATTGACATCGCTGCGTTCCGTGATCAGCGTGGACTGCTCATCGCAGCACGCCCGCGTAAGCTGATCATTGCCCCGAACAATCAGTTCGTGGCAACCCGTGTTCTCGAATCGCAACTGCGTGCAGGAACCGCGGACAACGACATCAACGCGATGCGGACCAACGGTGCGATCCCGGAGGGGTGGCGTATTAACCACTTCACCACGGATACGGACGCCTGGTTCATCATCACCGATGTCCCCAACGGCATGAAGCACTTTACTCGCACCGGGCTCACCACCTCTATGGATGGTGATTTCGATACGGGTAACGTTCGCTACAAGGCCCGTGAGAGATACTCTTACGGTTGTAGTGATCCTCTCGGCATCTTCGGATCCGAAGGAGCGGCCTAGTCCTACGGGGGGCGGGACCGCTGGTTCCGCCCCCCTTCTTTTTTAACCGCCTTAGCGGGTGAGAGGTATTGATATGAGTACGACGACGTTCTCCGGTCCCGTCAAGGCGGGGAACATATTCAACACGACAGGCAACACGCTCTCCGAGAACGTATCGAACCAAGGTCAGGCGACCATGGTTCAGGTGGGGAGAGTTAAAGAGAACGCGGGTGATCCGAGTTGGACTGGAATCGTGATACCGGCGAACAGTCAGATCACTCGGATTGCTTTCTTGGTTTGGGATCCGTTTGATGACTCGGGATCAGGGCTTAAAGGCTATGTGGGAAAGTCGAACGAGGATGGCGAAGTAGATGGTTGGTTTGTCTATCGGATTGCGCTAACGGCCGTCGGCCTCGCGGAAGTGACGACGGAAATTTACGGGGGCTACGAGGCTCACTGGAAAGATACTGGATCGAAAGACATTCATCTGACATTCACTGAGGACCATCCGGCCGCAGACAAGGGCAATGCCGTTCTTATCGTTGAATACATCCAGAACAATAATTTGGTGGCTTAGCGCCGCTTTAAGATAAGGAGCCACCTATGGCAGTTAATCCCCACGCAGAAACATATCAAGGAAAGACCCAGTTCTCCGGGCCTGTGAAGGCAGGAACCCGTTGGAATGGCCCGAATGCTGACTACCAGCAAGAAGCAGTCTTGGGTAATCCGATTGCTGTCAAGAAGCTCGCCAACGCGGGCTATGTGGCTTGCTCGCAGTCATGCGCGGTAGAGCAACACGGGTCCATAACTAGCGCGACGGATATCGTCCTGCCTGCGGGGAGTATGGTTCTCTCCATTCAGATCATCGTGACGGCGCTCTTTAACGCCGTGGATCACAATGATCTAAAGATCTATTTTGCTAAAGACGATGGTGGTGTGCTTGCCCTAACAGACTTTTTAAACTTGGGTGCTATCGGGGTTTATAATCCGACCGATATCGCTGATTCTTCAGCGACAGCGAAAAACTGGATCAATATCAGTGAGGATGCAGACGTTAGCGATAACACCAGTGTTGACATTTTGGTGGACTCAGGGGCCTCTTCCTCGGCTTGGGCAGCCTCTCACGATTACCTACTCAATGAAATCGTTACGAATGACAGTGGTAAATACTACTACTGCTCGCAGGCTGGTGAGTCTGCCGGTTCCGGTGGTCCCACTGGATCAGGGGCTGGCGAGATAACTGACAATGCGGCGAAATGGTTCTACTTCGATCACACCACCGCCGACCGTCGAAACGCGGGCAGGGCAATCCTGACCATCAACTACGTCCCCGGCCTTTTTACGGTCATCGGTTAGATATAGGAGTTATGAAATGAGTCGAAGTACATTTAATGGACCCGTTCTTGTAGGGGTGGATGATGCGGAATTCCATGCCTACACTACCGGAACGCTGACCGCAGGCCCCAACTGGGGCTTTGTGAATATGTCGCAGTCGTCAGAGATCAAGCAGTCCACTAACACCCGATTTCCACTAAGCACAAAAGCGGAGTCGTCGGAAGAGACTCCCGGAGGCCCCCCGCTTTATCCGATGGTTATACCTGCAAGAAGCATTATCACGAGGGTTTCGGTTCTCGTGACAACTGCATGGAGCGGCGGGACTATTGATATCGGTCTCGGATGGGAGACCCAGCCGGGGTCAGGCTATACCATCGCAGGTCTTGCCAATGATCTAGTTCTCACTGCTCTCGGTATGGTTGTGGTGGGGCCGGGGGACACCGACATTGCCGGTGATGTCGATAATTGGATGAACATAATTAATGAGAATCCAGCCGAAACTAGAGACAGGTATATCATGACCAAAAGCAGCACGGGCACGGCCGGTAGGGGCGTCCTCACTGTCAACTACTGCCAAGCAGTCGATCTCTCGGCAATTGCCTAGCTCTTCACGCAGGCTTTGCCTGCCTTGTTCTTAGAAAGGGAAACCTATGGGACCGCTTTCTTCAACTAACGTAACTGGCACTGGTGATGTTACGACTGGACCGACAAGGCTGTACGGTCTCATCGTTTCGGTGAGTTCTGCCGCCGCGGGTAACGTGGTTACGCTGAGAGATGCCTCTGGCACTGGGACTCTCTTGCTTACCGTAAATCCGGGTGACGCTGCCGCTGGCCCTGTCGTAGTGAACATGCCAGCAGAGAGTTACATCCGGTTTGATACCAGTATGCATCTCACCGTTGCTGGCAATGTTGACTCCGTGACATTCCTATACCAAACCTAGTGGAATGGGAATCCAATCGATGACCTTCTGGTCAACCATGACCATAATGGTATCGGCACTGGGAGGACTTCTGGTCCTCCTTTTCACTCATATTGGGGAACCCAAGCACGCAGAAGCCGCCGAAGAGCGTCTCGTGAATTCAATCGCAATCCGCGTCGAGCGCGTGGCGACCGAAGTTTCCATGAACAAGGACATCCTCGATGAAGTGAAGGAGGATGTGAACGAGATTCGCATCGAGCAGCGTGCCTACACGGACTCGATCTTGGAAGCAATCCGGGAGAGCAACTGATGCCTAATAAGAAGGGTAGCCATGGGCTCCAGCGATAATGGGGACAGTTGGAGGAAGTACTTAGATCTGGTTAAGAATGTTCTCATGATGGAAGAGGAGAGTGCATTCCTTCCATCCTCTGCGAAAGGTCTGAAGTCACACATGGAGCAAGCCCTCGCAGAGGGAGGGAAGAAGTACGGTGACACAAGTGACCCAGAAGCGGACAGGTTTCGTCATGTCATGGGCATGAGGAGGGCTGCGATGGATCCGGACGTAGGGGCTAACGCTGCTTGGTTCGGTGGCCTAGGTCATGAATTGAACAACTTGAGGAAGTCGATTCTGGGTGGAGACATAACGCAACTTGGTTCCCCCGCTTCCAGGCTTGGACTCATGCAGATCTTGGAAAATTCAGCGGATGACGTTGTGAATAATTTTTGGGGGATTCTTTCTACCTTTACGCACCCAGAATCCCTGACTGAAGAAGAGCTTCTATCCATTCTTGAGCGGGCGAATTTGCCAGTGGACTTGAGAAGGCCGGATGCGAGCGCGGTAATGATCCCAAGTGATCCCGGCGCTGCCGGTAAGTAGACCTCCGAAAAGAGGAATGTATGGCAGTAAATTCAGCAATCGATTTCCTACCGGATGTTGGAGAGATCGTAGAAGAGGCTTACGAGCGATGCGGGCTGGAGATGCAGTCGGGCTACGACCTCCGCACCGCACGCCGGTCCCTCGACCTCATGATGCTGGAATGGCAGAACCGGGGGATCAACCTCTGGACGGTAGAGCAACAAGACCTCGGTCTCCTGACCGAAGGCACAGCGACCTACACCCTCGCGACGGGGACCATCGCTGTCCTCGAGATTCTCCTCCGACTGAATGAAGGGGATCTCAATACGCAGGTGGACTACGAGCTAGGACGCATCTCGAGAGACACCTACGCGGGGATCCCGAACAAGCTCACGCGCGCGAGGCCCGTTCAGGTCTATGTGAACCGGCAGCAGGGAAGCACCACCGTCACGGTCTGGCCGACTCCCAATAGCTCGACGGACTACAAGATCATCTACTACCGCATGAGGCGCATGGGGGACACAGGTCCCGGTGGCACCTACGACGCGGATGTGCCGGATCGCTTCTGGCCCGCCCTCACCGCGGGGCTGGCGTACAACATTTCACTAAAACGCCCTGAAGCCGCTGAGAGAATCCCACTCCTCAAGCAGGCTTACGAGGAACAGTTCGCCCTAGCCGCAGATGAGGATAGGGAAAAGGCACCCATTCGTTTTTATCCTGGTGGGTACACCTTTACATGAGTTCTTATGCCGTAGGCAAAAAAGCTATTGGAGACTGTGATCGATGTGGATTTCAGTACCCGTTACATGAGCTTCGGAAAGAGACCGTCAATCAGTTTCAGACAAACTTTAAGGTCTGTCCTGAATGTTGGGATCCCGATCAGCCGCAGAATCTTCTCGGCAGATTTCCCATCACTGATGCTCAGGCTCTACGCGACCCGCGTCCAGATCTTAGCGCAGCACAAAGCCGTAGCCTTTCTGGGTGGGCTCCAGTCCGAGGAATGGAAATCAGAGGATCAATAGGTATCGCTCACGGAGATGTGAGTTAGGAGAACGTTATGCCGAAAGTAGGAAGTAAGCATTTTGCTTACACCGCAAAGGGAAAGGCGAAGGCGAAGGCCGCAGCCAAGAAGACGGGTAAGAAGGTGGAGTACAAGGCGGGTGGTAAGGTGACGAAGAAGAAGTCCTCAACCAAGGCCCCCAAGGGCTACGTCGTTGCCCGCGGAAGCGGCGCTGCGCGACCGCAGTTCTTTAAGGTCAGTAGCTAGCAGTGTCCTTCACGCTCACGACGCTCAAGTCTTCCATCGAAGAGTACACCCAGAACACCAACTGGGGATCTACTACTGATCAGATGAACACGATCATTAGGCAGGCTGAAGAGCGGATCAACTACGCGGTACAGATCGCGAACTACAATACGAAGTCTGTGTCCTCAAACCTAACCGTATTGGAGATAGCAACAAGTGCTGTCACGATTGACGACTCCGAAACGGCCCCCATCGCTCCGATCTACTTCAGGGTCCGATCCGGCGTTGCGCCAGACGGTGGAACCGTATTGGATAATGCATGGTCTTATTTGTTATTGAAGGATTACAACTTTCTTCAGGAGTACGCCCCCGTCGATAGTGCGTCGGGGACTCCGAAGTACTATGCGTTCTATAATGACGCACAAGATGCCACTCCCTCCAACGCAGCGACGTTTTCATTTGTACCGTATGCAAGCGGTGCCTTTGCTTACGATATTCTCTACTTCTTTGAGCCCGCGTCATTGGTTACTGTGGACGACCTTGAAGGTGACACCCTCACTTGGCTCAGTACCCATGGCACCAATGCATTGCTCTACGCCTGCTTGGTGGAGGCGTACACGTTCCTCAAGGGAGAGCAGGACTTGATGCAGCTTTATGACAGCAAGTACAAGGAAGCTCTTCAGACGTTGATCATGACCGAGCAGGGGAACTACCGAACCAGCTTTAGGGACAGGCAAAGGGCCGCGTAATGGCTGTCATTGCGGGGATGACCAATTCCTTTAAGCAGCAACTGTTGGAGGGGGTCCACGACCTTAGCTCCGACACGATGAAGATCGCACTCTACACTTCCAGTGCTGATCTTATTCCTTCCACAACGGTGTACTCCACCACTAATGAGGTTACTACACCAGTACCTCCTTCGTGGGCTGGAGATACCGCATACGTTGTAGGTGATTTAGTTGTAAATGGTGCGAATAGATATGTTTGCACTACTTCCGGTACCTCAGCCTCATCTCCAGGCCCAAGCGGAACTGGGGCGGATATATCTGATGGAAGCGTAGTATGGGATTACACACTCACTTACGTTGCTGGTGGTTCTGCGCTTACCAATAATGGAATCGTGATGAGTGGAAGTACTGTTTATCTTGACTTTGCAGATTATTCATGGTCTCACGTTTCATTCACTTCCCGTGGTGCCCTGATCTACAACTCGGACGAAGGCAACAAGTCTATCGCGGTCTTGGACTTCGGCTTGGACATAGCCGTATCCAACGCGACCTTTACCGTTAAATTCCCGACCGCAGACTCCAACGATGCGATCATAAGGATTAAGTAAGAATGGCTGATTACAGCAATCTCAACTTATTGAAAATGGCTACTGGGTCCAACTCGGGCGGGTGGGGAACCCGAACGAACGAGAATTGGGACCGCATTGATTCATTCTCTTCCGGATACATATCGATCTCGATAGCTAGCATCACTGCGTACACACTTGACACTGCGGAGGGCGAGAAGATAGATGCGGAAGGGACTGCCGGAGTGGGCGGTGGTACCGGATGGAACAAGGTGATCAAGTTTACAGGCAATCCCGGTGGCACCTGCGATGTCACTATACGGCCCCTAACCTCAGAGAGGTGGTACTTCGTAACGAATGCAAATGGAAGTGGTCACAGCATCAGGTTTACACAGGAGGCAGTTGCCCCCGGAACGAACTATGTAACCCTCGCGGATGGCTACTCGACAATCATTTATGCCGATGGCGGGAATGTCTACCGCGTTCTGGATAACTTAGAGACTGCGACCATCAAGGCCACCACGTTTATCGGGGCGCTGACGGGTACTGCTTCCCTAGTTTCGGTTACGGACAATTCTGCCGATACAGCATTCCCTGTAGTATTTAATGATGAGAGCAATGCACTGCTGGATGATACGGGTGCGTTTACTTACAACCCTAATAGCAGCACGCTCGTCGCAACTACTTTCTCTGGAAATGCAACTACGGCCACCAAGCTCGACACAGCCAGAGCGATCAACGGAGTAGATTTCAATGGTACTATCCCCATCACAGTTACGGCTGCTGCGGGCACCCTGACCGGGGCAACGCTTGCCTCTGGTGTGACTGCCTCTAGTCTTACCTCGATAGGAACCGTCGCTACGGGTGTTTGGAATGGAACCTCAATCGGTACATCCTATACAGATGCGAAAGTAGAGTCTGTAGTTGCAGGGAATTTAATTGATGTCTCCGGTGCCACTGGCGATGTCACGGTAAACGTGGATCTGGATGAACTCAGTACCAGTACGAGTGACGCTGATGGGGACTACTTTGCTGTAGTCGATACAAGTAATGCTCAGAAGAAACTTACGAAAGCCAACATTGATATCAGTGGGTTTAACGATGCAGTTGCCACCGCGATCACTGGAACTGGCGCACTTAATGCTGGAAGTATCACGAGTGGATTCGGTTCCATAAATGTGGGATCAAGCGCAATTACCACTACCGGTACGCTGACTGCCGATCTCACCGGCACCGTCCTTACTGCAACGCAGGGCAGCATCACCACTGCCGCAAGCTTGACCACCGTAGGTACTGTAGAGAATGGAACGTGGAGCAGTGACATCACGATGGGCTCCGGGGATAATCTTGAGGTTGATGGCGGCACGATTAAGCTGGATGGAAATTTCCCAGAGGATGAAGAGAACGTGTTTATGGGAAGTGATGGGGGTGCCAGCATTGCTGCTGGGGGTTGTGAGAATACAGGGATAGGAGATAAGGCAGGACGTTACATCACAACTGGGGCTGGAAATACATTCGTTGGTCACAAGGCTGGAACATCAGATGTAACAAACAAGTTGACGGGTGACGCCAATGTTGGTCTTGGGGCATCTTCGCTCAATAACGTAACTACTGGGCAATACAACACTGCTATCGGGTCTGCATCTGGACATGCGTTGGTCGGTGGTAGTAGCAATGTAATGATCGGGAGGCATGCCGGGTATGGGACAAATAGGAGTTCCAACATCCTAATCGGACCCGAAGTTGGAACAACTGACATTGGCGCGGATAGCATTTTGGTGATTGACGATGGGAACCAGGCCTCCGATCAGAATAAGAAATACTTTATCTACGGTGATATGGCGAACGGTACGTTTCGCATGAATGCTGAACATGATTTGACCAACCATCAGTTCACGATAAGTAATCGTGATATCGACGTAAGTGGTGGAGGCTCTATTCTAAAATTGGATTCTGATGGTCTCGGAGCAACCACTTTCAACTACATAGAATGCGGTGAGCCCACTGGTTCCAGCTTAGTGTTTAAGGTTCGTGGTGACGGAAATGTTTACAATGACAACGAAGTATATAGTACGCCCGCAGATTACGCGGATATGTTCGAGTGGTCCGATGGGAACCCGGACGCAGAGGATCGTATCGGCCTGAGCGTTGTCCTCGATGGTGAGGGGGGTATCCGAATCGCTACGGGGAGTGATGCAGCGGAGGATGTTGTCGGGATCGTGTCGGGCACTGCCTGCATGGTGGGAAATGCTGCGTGGAGCAAGTGGGACAAGACGTTCCTCAAGGATGACTTCGGTCGTCCGACCGATCAGCCCAACCCGGACTACGACGAGTCCTTGGAGTACGTCCCTCGCGGCGACAGAGCCGAGTGGGCGATCATCGGTCTTACCGGTCGTGTTCACCTGCGTAAGGGGTCACCCGCGCACCCCTCTTGGAGGAAGATCAGAGACGTATCGGCAGTTACTGAGGAGTGGTTGGTTCGCTAATGCTGAAGAAGATTGTCTTTCAGCCCGGAATCAACAAGGAGGGAACGAACTACTCCGCGGAGGGAGGTTGGTACAACTCCGACAAGATTCGTTTCCGTAAGGGGAGGCCGGAAAAGATTGGCGGCTGGACGCAGCAATCCGCTGATACGTTTCTTGGGGTATGCCGGAAGCTCCATAACTGGATGACCTTGGACAGCGAGAATTACCTAGGTATAGGTACCGACTCCAAGGTCTACGTTGAGTACGGAACAACGTTCTACGACATCACCCCTTCCTATGATTACAGCAAAGGTACAAGTCCCGGCCCCTCCTTCCTGACGGCAGACCTTGGGGGTCTTGTTACTAACGTAACCATAAACATTACGGACGGTGATATTGCTGCGAAGGGATGGAAGGCTGGAGATGTTGCGAGGATATCGTCTCCGTTTGTTTCCGGCGAGGGTGGTCCAGCCCCATTTGAATATGTCCATATAGCTAGCGTGGATGGTTCAGGCGACCCCGATGTCCTGACTGCAACCGCAAGCACTGGTCGTGCATATTTTAAGTCTACGATACAAAGTCACTTCCAAAACGCAGATGTAAGCCCAACGGCTGAAAGGATCCCGAAGGCGATAGTGACTGACGCTCCGACGACTTCGACCACGGGGGGTCCGGTAGCTGTTCACAACGGCAGCAGTAACGTCCTGATTCGACAAGATGATCATGCTTGCGGTGAAGGGGATTACGTTACGTTTCTACAGTTGGGTGCCGCTGTCCCTGTCGGTGTGTCACTTGCCAACTCCGACTTCACTGTACCGACTGGGTTTAGAGTAGTGCGTTCTCTTGACGCAGATAACTACGAGATTGATATCGGAAGTACGGCTGCCACAACTAAGACCGGAACACTTGTTGGAACGCTTTCTTCATCCGGAACTAGCCTTGTTATCACAACAAGTGACAATGATTGGGATCTGCTAGCTACGCCGTTCTGGGTAAAGATTGAGGATGAGTACCTAAAGATTAATTCAGTTTCAGGAACGACATCACCTTTTACATTGACACTTTCAGGATCAGGCGATAGGGCTCAGTTCGGTAGCACGGCAGAAGAACATACTTCCGCTTCTGTAAATGAAGTTAAATTTATATGTGACGGTGATACCTACCTACTTCATGACATCAATTCTGGCCCTGCGATCTTTACCGAAGTAACGGGTTGGGGACGCGGTTCGTGGGGAGAAGGTGCGTGGGATGAATCGATTCTTCCGGGAGACTCCTCCACTTCAGGGGTTCGTATTTGGTCGGTTGATAACTACGGGGAAGATCTCGTTCTATGTCCTCGGGATGGGGTGCCGTACTACTGGGATGCTTCAGAGAAGAAGGGGTCCGGAGGAATCATCAATACGTCTCCGGCAAGTAGCGCGGATACTAAGATAACGGTTGGCGTTCCGAACGCTCAGGCGGTTCCGCTCTCCTCTATCGGGGGGCCTTCGGATCCTGGGTATTCATATTCCAATGAGAGTGAGGGGATCGCTGCCTCGAGTCACGTTCCAACCAAGGTCCGCCAGATGATGGTGTTTCCACAATCGAAAATGCTGATTGCGTTTGGTTGTGCAGACCGTGGTGGGAATTTCAATCCGATGCTGGTCCGTTGGTCGTCAGACAAGTATCCGGGCTCATGGGATCCGCTGGATATAGACAACCCCGGTACGACGAGCTTCATGCCGCTCACCGTTGGATCTGAGATTATTGCCGCCGCCCGTGCGAAGATGGAGATACTGATCTGGACCGATGCCGCGGTCTACAGAATGGCTTGGAGTGGGGGGACAACCTATTTCTCATTCGGGGTTCTGTCTCACAACATTTCCATCGCGGGCCCACTCGCCTACACGGTAGCGGGAGATAAGATTTACTGGATGGGAGATCGTAACTTCTACGTTTACGATGGAACCATTACAATAATTCCATGTACTGTTCTTGATTACGTTTTCTCTGACTTCAACTATTCACAGAGGCAGTTGAGCTTCGCGGCACCCAACCCGGCGTTCAGTGAGGTGATTTTCTTTTACTGCACGGCTGACTCAGAGACGATTGATAGATATGTGACGTACAACTACGAAGAGGCCGTATGGGCAATTGGTTCTATGGACAGGACGTCATGGTCTGATTCGGGTCTTAGGGAAAATCCTCTAGCGACAAGGATAATCAGTTCCGATGACAATACCTCAAAGCTGTATGAGCATGAAATTGGAACCAATGATGTAGATATAGCCACTGGAATTTCTATGGGGATGGAATCATTCATTGAATCTTCGTACTTTGACATTGAGGACGGGGACCGCTTTTCCTTTATCTCGAGGATCATCCCGGACGTTCAGTTTACATCAGGGGGCACCAGCGCCTCCAACGATATGACGATTGAGATCAAGAAGAAGGACTTCCCGAATCAGGACGTTGAGGAGGTCAGTGCATCGTCTTCCTCCGTTACGAGGTCCACAACTCAGGACTATGTACGAGTTCGCGGAAGGCAGGCGTCAGTAAAGTTTTCTACCGATGAAGAAGATGTTGACTGGAGGCTTGGGGATAGTCGCATCGACATTCGGCCCGATGGACGACGATAGTCGTGGCGAGGATCCCGGACGCTCCGAAGGAATACAATGACTCTTCGGAGAACGATTTCAGGAGAAGCCTTGGCGGCTCTCTCGAGGAACTAGAAGCAAAGGTTGATTTCATTTTAAGTGGCAGGGATGGAGACCTAGCCAAGATCATACGGAGGACAAGTATCCTTTCTCCACCCGTTGGTGTGTACGGACCCGAAGAAGTTCTCCCCGGAACCGGCACTGTCACCTCGGTGGCTACAGGGATTGGACTTACGGGAGGTCCGATAACCAGCACCGGTACCGTGGCAGCAACTGGAACTCTCGCAGACGTTTTTGGATTAACCCCGTTAGACGGGAAGTTTATTGTAGGAGATGGGGCGAATTTCGTAGCCGAGAGTGGGTCAACCGCTAGAACCAGCATGGGTTGCGGTACCGGTGATGGAACGGTCACTGGCGTTACTGGTGGTGATGGCGTTACGAGTACTGGTGGCGCGGCACCTGCTATTTCTTTGGACCTCAAGGCAAATGGTGGTGCGGTAATTGAGTCCGCGGAGTTGGCAGTTGATCTAGGCGCATCGAGCATTACTGGGCAGCTTGCAAATTCTGATCTGGCGAATGACTCGGTAACGGTAGGCTCCACAGAGATAGACCTTGGGGCTACGGCAGCTTCGATCTCAGGTCTAACGCACGCAAGCGGTAGCATCTCAAGTGGAGTTACGGCGGCGACTCAGGCTGTTATGAATGAATCGACAGAGGTTGCAACGACTGCTTACGTTGACAGGGTTGCACTTGGTCCTGCCTATGGATCTTTTAGTAAAAGCTGGGGGCCTGGTACTGGAAGGAACCCAACGATTACCAAGGGTGCTGGAACTACGGGAAACTTTTTCCCCCAAGAAACTTCTTGGACAGAGAATATTACAAGCGTTTTATGGGAAGAGAATGAGGATGGTGGAGGAACTCGACTCGGAACATTCAGCTATACGGGCGACTACCCGGATAGTGGTTCTAGAAAGTTCGTTGCTCATTGGGGCATAAACCTCTGGTATTATGTAGCTGCGTCCTACGTTGCTTTTGCTGGAA